TGAAAAGTGGTAACATTGAAAGGGGTAAAAAATGCCGATAAACCCAGGCGGGACAAGCCTTCCGAGGTTTAGCAAAAAACTGTATAAGCTTTATAAGCTTTATAAGCTTTATAGGGGCATTGGCGGCTTGCTTGACGCCGCCGCCATGCCTTAATAGTATGAACTTAAGCAATAAGAAATATACCCCATGTGGGAACATAGAGAGGTGAATATTATGGAGCAGTACAAAAACATACCGGAGAGCTTGAAGAAACTTAATCAATGGGTATGCTTTAAGTTGGAATACAACAAGAAAAAAGGCAAGTATGACAAGATACCGAAAGACCCAAAGACCGGCTATAATGCAAAAGCAAACGACCCGGCAACCTGGAGCGATTACCAAACGGCGGTTAATGCCGTCAGCAAATACGGCTTTGATGGCATAGGCATTGAGTTTGCAAATGGGATCTTTGGGGTGGACCTGGACAACGTTGTAAAAGATGGCAAACTTACACCGGAAGCCCAGGACATTATAAAGACTTTAGACAGTTACACAGAATACAGCCCAAGCGGTACCGGCGTACATATTCTTTGCAAAGGTACCATACCGCCAAAGGACAGGCGCAAGGGAAACGTTGAAATGTATTCAGAAGGGCGGTTTTTTACAGTAACCGGGAACGTATTAGGAGAGGTAAAAGAAGTACAGGAGAGAACAGCGCAGGCCGCAGCCGTCCACGCAAAGTATTTGAAGCGGGAAGAACCGAAGGCAAACAATCAGCCGATGCCGGACCTTAACCTATCAGACAGCGAGCTTATAAATAAGGCCATGAACGCAAAAAACGGCCATATATTCCGGGCGTTATGGAATGGAGATATAAGCGGCTATCCTTCACAATCGGAAGCAGATTTAGCTTTATGTAATTTATTGGCCTACTGGACCAATGGCAACGCTTACCGCATGGACGCATTATTTAGGCAATCAGCATTATACAGGCCAAAATGGAATGAAAGACATGGAGCCGATACATACGGCAATATGACAATCAATAAGGCCTTAAGCGATTTTACACCATACAAAAGAACAGCCCCAGGCGCAGCAACGCCGGGAGCCGTCAAAAATAATAACTTAAATACATTATACCAGAGCGGCCAGGATCCGCAAACGGTATTAAAAGAAAATTTAGTAAGCCATTATCTAGAAGATATATTCATAAAGGATATAGACAGGTTTAAGAGTTATAAAGACCGTAAAACAGGGTTTAGCAACCTGGATGAATTAACCGGCGGCTTATATCCAGGCTTGTATGTTGTGGGAGCAATAAGCAGTTTAGGCAAAACAACCTTTGTCCATCAAATAGGCGACCAATTAGCAGAGCGGGGCGACCATGTATTATTTTTCAGCCTGGAACAGAGCCGGCTTGAAATGGTTACAAAGAGCTTAAGCCGTATTACGGCAAGAAATAACAGGGAAAAGGCCGTAAGTGCAATTAAAATAAGAGCAGGAAAATTGACACCGGAAGTAATTGCAGCAGCAGAGGAATATAACAAGATAGCCGACCGAATCAGCGTCATAGAGTGCAATTTTGATATAAATATTTATTCTATTATCGGGTATACAAAGGACTATATGGAAACCTACAAAGTAAAGCCGGTTGTTATAGTGGACTACTTGCAGATTATACCGCCGGTGGACCCACGCCAGAGCGACAAAGAAAAAGTTGACAGCATTGTAAGAGGGCTCAAGAAGCTGCAAAGCGAGAATGATTTAGTTGTATTTGTTATCAGCAGCATAAACAGAGCCAATTATTTAACGCCTATTGACTTTGAAAGCTTTAAGGAAAGCGGCGGTATTGAATATACCGCAGACGTTGTATGGGGCTTACAGCTGCAAATACTCAACGATGACCTATTCAACGGCGAGAAGAAAATAAAAGAGAAGCGGGAAAAGGTACGCCAGGCAAAGAAGGCCATACCGCGAGAAATAGAACTTGTATGCTTAAAGAACCGTTACGGCGTTAGCTCTTATTCGTGTGGGTTTAAGTATGATCCGCGCTTTGACTTATTTGAACCGGATAACCTTTATAAAGTTGCCGACGATTTTGACCTTCCCATTAGCAACGGTAAAAGGAAGTGATTAGATGGCCTTAGAAGCGTTAAAGCGTTATGCAATGGAACAGAACCAGGCGATAGAAGCAGAAATTGACAGGTTATTAAAAAATGACGCTCTAAAACGGCCTACAAGCGACGAAAAAGGCAAGGGTAATATAAAACCATTAGTAAGCAAGGAAAACGTCGTAGAAGCCTTACAGGAGCGTTTAGCGGCGGTTTATAAAGAACACCAGGAAAATATTAAGCGAGCGGAACAATTAAGAACTGATATTAACAAAGGGGTACAGGCCGGCGAGCCGGTTTATAAAATATTACTTAAAGCTATTGAATGTATAAGCCTTATGACAGGCGATAGGGTATTTTACGATATGAACAAAAACAACCTTCAAACCATATACGGCATATTAGGAGAACCGGAAGCAATAGCGGTTGAAAGGCAGGAAGTGGAACAGAGATTAAAAAGACTTATGGCAGCCTATGAGAAAGAAAAAGACCCAGGAGCAAAGCAGAGAATAAAGGCAGCTATAAAAGCCCATGAAGAAAAAATAAAAACATTAGAGTAATGCAGGGTTACGGCCCTGCATTATTTTTTGATTACACAGTAAACATAATAACATACATAAACAGGGTAACCCGGATAATCACAAAATAAACTTGACGTAAACATTAAAATATGTTATAATGGTAAATGTAAAGAACTATAAAAAAAGGACGTGAGAAAATGGATATGGGAAAAGGAATTGTAACGACAATTTTTCGAGATAAAGGTTTTGGTTTTATCCGGCAGGACGACGGAACGGAGATATTTTTTCACGAAAACGGGGTATGCGACCCGGAATTTAAGGACTTAAAAGAAGGTTACGAAGTTGAATATATAATCGTTGAGGCACCAAAGGGCAAAAAGGCTATTGGCGTAACAACGGTTTAAGAAACGAGGGGAAAAGATGGCTGGCATATTTGATAGATTGTTCAAACGAACAAAAGAACCGGTAAAGACAGAGAGAGCTGAACTTTTAAGCTCTTCAACGTCAGTATTCACACCCTGGAGCGGTGGCGCATACGACAACGATATTTACCGGGCAGCAGTTGACGCGATAGCCAGGAACGCGGCCAAGCTTAAAGGTACCCATATAATTAAATATGCAGACCGCAACGAAACAGCAAACAATTCTAAAATAAACAGACTGCTACAAGTGCAGCCAAACCCTTATATGAGTGCCTTTGATATGCTCTATAAGATGGTTACGCATTACTTTTTATATAACAATGCCTTTGCTTACCTCCAAAAAGACGAAAAGGGGCAGCTTAAAGGTATTTACCCATTAAGAGCTTTACATGTTGATTTTTTAGCGGACCCAAATAACGAGCTATATTGTAAGTTTTTATTCGCAAATAGCAGGGAGGTTATTTTACCCTATGTGGATATAATCCATTTACGCCGTAACTTCAATAACAACGACCTATTAGGCGACCCTAACACAGCTTTAAGCCCGGCGTTAGAGTTGGCGCATACTCAAAACGAAGGGTACATGAATGGAATTAAGAGCAGCGCAAATATACGCGGCATATTGAAGTTTACGCAGATTATGGCGCCGGAGAAGCTCAAAGAGGAAAAGGAAAGGTTTATTAAAGATTATTTGAGTATTGCCAATGATGGCGGCATTGTCGCCACAGATCAGAAGATGGAATATGTGCCAATAGACATTACACCGGCCATAATCGACGAGAAGCAGATACAGGCTATTAAAACCAAGATATACGACTATTTAGGCGTATCAGAAGCCATTGTAAGCAGCAATTATACAGAAGATGAATGGGCGGCATTTTACGAAAGCACCCTGGAACCCATAGCGGTACAAATGAGCCTTGAATTTACAAGAAAGCTCTTTAACGAGAGAGAACAGGCCTTTGGTAATATGATAATCTTTGAAAGTGGCCGTCTACAATTCAGCAGCAACAAAACAAAGGTGGATTTAATTGCCCAATTAATGCCTTATGGGCTTTTAACCATAAATCAGGCTTTAGAGATATTAAACTTACCAGGCGTTAAAGATGGCGACAAGAGATTACAGACCTTAAACGTTGTGGACGCATCAAAGGCTAATCAATACCAGTTAAAGGAGTAAAGGGCTATGGATATAAAAGCAGAAGTTTACCAATTTATAAAAAACAACGAGGGGACCAGTTATGTAGAGCTTGAAAACCTGTTTACCAGTTTGGGATTTGACTGGAAAGGCGATTTAGAGATATGCAGCGACGTATGCAGCAACGTAATATTTTGGACAGGTTGGAACAAGGAAGCCATAGAGGTAATAAACAGCTTGCAGAGAGAAGGCCTTATAAGCAAGGAGCCAGGGCAGCCGTTTATATACTACATAGATGGCAAGGCCTTGAATTTACCGTTAGTAAGGACTTATAGAAAGTACAAAACGCCGCATTGGTTGCCGGTTTTATTCGCAGCCAGGCGCAAAAGCCTGGAGCAGATAATAAAAGAGGTAGAAGAGGAGGTAAATAGTTATGAAGGAAATTAGAATAGCAGAAATAAGAGCCAACGACCCGGCAGGGTCCGAAGGCCTTATATTAGAGGGCAGGCCGATTGTTTACGACCAGCCCACAAAGATAAACGACCGGGCAGGGGAGTATATCGAAATTATAAGAAGTGGTGCATTAGACGAAGCGGACATAAGCGACGCCAGGCTATTGTATAACCACGACTTAAGCAAGGTGCCTTTAGCAAGGACACCCAAAACAATGCAGCTTATTAAGGACCAGGCAGGCCTTAAGATGGTTGCATTGTTACCGGACACAGAAGAAGCCAAAAGCGTTTATACGGCAGTAAAACGCGGGGATTTATCCGGTATGAGCTTTGCTTTTAAGGTACCAAAAGGCGGCGACAGGTACGATGCTGCAACGAATACGCGGGAAATATTCAAGATTGAAAAAATCTATGAAATATCAATAGTGCCATTTCCAGCGTACCCACAGACCAGCGTTGAGGCCAGGGCAGCTATGAAGGAGATTAAAGAAGACCCGTTAAGAGTGGCCGCCAGAATTAAAATAAACCAAATTTTAATGAAAGGGGTATGATACCATGAAATTTAAAACTGTTGCAGAAGCGTTTAATCATTATATGAATAGCTCTATTCAGGACATTGAGAAAAGAGCAAAGGAAATTAAGAGGGTTGTGGAAACAGACCCAAACGCCGACATTGAGAGCCTTAACATCGAGCTTGAAGGCTTAAAACAGGCAAAAGAAAACATTGAGCAGAGAAGCCAGAAACCGGCACAGCAGTTTAACCCTATTACCGGCGCGAGCTTTGAACCAAGAGCCAGCTATGACGCAACAGACGGCGACGTATTCGCCAGCGCAGAGTATAGAAGCGCATTTTTTAAAAACCTTTTAGGACATCAGCTTAACGCACATGAAGAAGCAGCCTTTAAGCGTGCTATGGCCATAGCGGAAAAGAGGACCAGCGAATTTAATACCGTATCCAATGCAGCCGCAGTATTACCGACAACAACCTTAAACGAAGTTATAAGCAAAGCGCGTAAGATGGGCGGTTTAATTTCAGTATGTAGAAGCTTTAATTTACCCACAAAGATAGCTGTACCAGTAGGTACACCGGCAACTAAAGCAGCATGGCACACAGAAGGCCAGGCGGTAGACAGCGAGAAGGCTACCGTTACAACCGTATCCTTTAGCGGTTATGAAATCCTTAAGGTATTCTCTATTAGCGCAGCAGCAAAGAAAATGAGCATTGCAGCCTTTGAAAACTATATCATAGACGAGCTTAACGCCTGTGTGATGGAATGTATTGCCGACGCTCTTGTAAACGGTGAAGGCACAACCGAAGGTACAGGCCTTGAAAGCATTACCTGGACAGCAGGAACAAACGCCGTTGAATATGCCA